TAGCGTCAATGATGCCGGTAATGCGATTATAAATATTTGTTATTAAACTGACTAGATTAGCAAATTGATCGATAATTTCTGCCAAAATATTACCCAGTAACCTAAATGCTCCACCTAGAGTTTTTGCCAAAATAGGCGCAAGCACGTCGCGGGCAAACTCACCTATGTTTTGCAACAATGCAAAAAATGGTCTTAGCTCATCATTGTTTCGTTGCAGTGAGCCGCGCACGCTGTCAAATGCTGATCTAAGTCCGGCAATGATAGGTTGAATAAAACGCAACACCGGCTGCAATTTATCGCCAATGTTTTCTGTGAAATCCTGGATTGCAGGCACAACTCGATTTACAATAGTTTCGACAAGCGGTGTGATTGCATCAAGAATAAATGCGCCTACTGTCTCCTTGCCTTCATCAAATGCAATTTGCAGACGGGTCATTTTGCCTGCAAATGTATCTGCCTTTGCAGCGGCCTGACCTTCAAAAGTATTTGCTAACTTCGCAGTAACTTCATCCAGGCTCATAGTTTTAAGTTGTGAAGCCGTCAAGCCAATGCCTAGTCTGGTAAGCGCAGATGTATTGCCTTCGGCTGCCTTTGCCATTGCGTTCGTGACTGCCTCTAGGGATTTGCCTGAACCGGCTGCGACATCGATGGCCACTGTCTGTAACTTCTGCGCCTTTTCTAGATCACCGGTCGCACGTGCTAGGCGTTCAATGGATGGCCGCAGCTCATCGTCGGTCACGCCAAAGGCTAAGGATGTTTTAGTTATGTAATCCTCTGTTGCTGCTATTTGGGCTTCTGTAGCCCCTGTGACGTTCTTTAAGGTCAAGGCTAACTTCTGCTGTGCGGCAGCGTCCTCAATGGCCGCTTTGACCCCATCAATGGCTAATTTGCCTGCATAAGCGACTGCTGCTGCTCCGGCAGCTGCAAACGCTAGACCGGCCTTCTTGCCAAAATCTGTGACCTTATCGCCAAACGTTTTGACTTCGGTATCTGCGCCTTTTAGGTTCTTTGTAAAGTTATCAACATCAGCTAATAATTTAAGGGTAAGCGATCTAGTGCCTGTAGCCATTAGCCCCACTCCTTTAAAATCTTGCTAAATGCTGCACTCCATCGCTCGACTATTTCGGGCTGGATTTTGCGCAGCGTTGGATAAATAAACCACCCGCGTGACCCGCGGCCTTGACGGCCTGACCAAACAGGAAATTGCCTGTATTTGTTAGATCCAAATTCCGATCCGCCCCAAATAGCTTTTGTAGTTGCTCCGCCGCTAAATCTTTGTGATGCAAACCCGTAGGTAATCTCACCTATACGGCTGGACTTCTTTACTCGCGATCCTTCAGCAATGCGGCTAGCTACCTTGCGGCTTTGTATCCCGTTTGCAGTTTGGATAATTTCGCCGCGAGCGTAATCAGCCAGGTTGCCCGATTGACGTTTAGCTTCATCGTTTGCCGCTTCATCCATATTTTTTAAAGCTTTGAAAACAGCGCGTAATTCAGTTTGGTCAAGTGCTACTTGCTCGCTCACTGTTCCTCGCTTCCAAAACTTCGACTGCGGTTAAAATATCTTCAGCGGTCTGCCAATGCATCATAGGTATCCGCGTGGCAATTGCCAGCTCAATTATAAGTCGGCTGATGCTTCCGCTGGGATGACTTTTGGGTCTGTCTCACCTACTTCAACATCGCTGACTGATTCCATCCATACTTCAAATGGCTTTGTTGGCTTACTGCCTGCGTCGCGTTTCATGGCTAGATGTGCAACATACAAAATATCCCACATGCCGCCAAACTGGGAGATAACCTTTTTAGTGGTCATCTCCCAGCGGGCGTAATCAGGCGGGCGTACCATGTAGCTTGCTTCTGATCCGTCTATGTATTTAATTGTTATCTGCTGTTGCATTTCTTTGCTCCCGTCTTTTGTTTTTAGCTAAAAGTCTCTGTGACTTCGCCCTTTGGTACTAAGAAAGTAAATGACACTGTCTGTGCATCCATACCTGATCCACCGACTGTTGGATATGACGGCTTGATAGGAAACACAAATTGTGCGCCTGTAGCGGATGTCAATGTTACCGAAATGTCTGTATCCGGTGCGCTATCGCAAGCTGTCCAAATAGCCTCACATACAGATGAGGTTTTGCCCCAGTCTGCAAGCATGTCTAGCTGGAAAGTAGCTGTGACGTTGGTGGTCTTGTACGCCTCGCCATCTAGTGTCTGATATGTCTGACGATCTAATACTTTTGTAAGTACCGCGTTTGTGGCCTGTGCTTCGATGTCCGTTCCACCAGTAAAGGACAAAGAAATATCGCGGCCGGTGATTACTGTTGTTGCCATGATGTCTCCTTATGTTGTTTGTGTATAGTAGGTAGAAACTCGAACATCAGCGATAAGCAATGTCGATGCTCCGACTTGTGTAACTGTTGGCCTTTCGACCACGCTGACAACGTACCCGACTGGGATCACTGCCAGCACACTCATTATTAGCTGCTCGATATTGTCAAGCGATGCTGGGTTGCTGTTATAAGCAACTGCGACTGAAATAGTAAAATTGATTTTGCAATGCAGCGTCGTTTTGTTGATTGTCTCAAGCTCAAGGTAAGGCGTATCCGGCACAACTACTACGGCAGGCGGGATAATCGTTTCAGGCACGTAGCTGTAAACATTACCTGCCACACTTGCTAGGGCGGTTGCTAAAGGTGATCTTATGGCACTCAATATTGTCGATGCTGGCATTTATTGACACACTGTCTCAACATCTAGGTACGGCATAAGCAAGGTTGATACGCGGTTAGTCAAGCTGCGACCCATTCGGTAAGGCGTAGCGGTGAAGTCCACACCCTCGATCTGTCCACCGGCTGCAACGCGTGATTGAAATACCTCGACGCTGACTGCCAGGATAGCTGATTCAATTGCGTCATTATTTGCGTATATATCAGTGGCGGAATAGCCTGAAAGAGTCGCTGTGCCCGTTGGCACGATAGGACGCAAGGTAACATCTGCGTTTGTAATTGCAGCTGTAAAATAAAAATTGCCAAGTTGTGCATCAATTGATGTGTTTATATCAACGACTGTTACTGTCGCAGTAAATGGCGCAGGCAAGCCGGCCACGATAACTGATTGACCTGTTACAAAATAATGAGCGCGGGTTGTGTAATAAGTAGCGACGTTTGATGTCAGCTTGTATGCGTTTACGGCTGATGTGTTTGCCACAAGCATGGGCAAAATTACTGCCTCGCTAGTATTTATGATTGCATTTAAATAAGCATCGTCGTACAAGGATGAACTCACGCCCAGCACTGATCGCAACTGTGCTGCTGTGACTATGCTGGGCATGAGCTTACCTTTCGTTCGACTCGGCCAGCCCGGGAGCGAACTGGCCGATGATTAGTTATTTACTATGGATCAGGTCTTGTTTACGCCAAACGCACCCGCACCAATTTTGGTTGCGATTGCGCCATAGCCATACATTGCGACAAGAATTTCACCTGATGCAATTACATCGGCACGTAGCTGGAATTGCGGTGACTCGTACCATGTGTACGCTGTTGGGTTAATGATCATAATTGAATCATCTTTGTCTGTGTCATTTGCTGTTGGAACGTTTGCAGTGACGTATAGATCAAGTCCAAGAACGTTGCCGCGGATTGATGTTGGGCCTACAACGCCACCGGCGTTTGATGGCTGTGCTGCGGCGTAGATAGGACGGCCTGAATCGTTAAGTGTCATCAAGTTTGCCCATTGTGATGTGTTCATCAAAATGTTGCGAGCAAAGCCCTGTGTGTTTGTGTAAACGGATGCTGCGCCGCGTGATACAACACCAAGCAACTCTGTAGCTGTTGGATATGTTGTAATTGATGTTGAATCTGCTGTTGCGCCTGATGCAAGTGCTGTAAACACTGCCTTATCTGTTGCAGCTGCGTACGCTGCTGCCATGTTGTTCATCAATTCTGTGATGAATAGTGGTGATGAGCGGTCAAAGAGTTCTACAGAAAATTGCTGTTGTCCAGCATACTTTTTGACTGAAACTGTGACAAATGAGGAAGCCTGATCTGTGTTAGATGGGCCGCCTGCTTCTGATGTCTCTGCAACTGTTGGCAGTGTTGTAATTTTTGGAATTTCAAATGACATACCTGCGTCCGGTAGAACACCAGTGCTAATTGCATCGATGGCTGAACGTGTGTTATTTGCAAGTCCGTTAATGACTGTTGTGAGCTGGCGTGTAGGAATAAGTCCAGCGTTGTCTGTTGTATCAGCGGCAGCTGCAATATATGAGCGTGCTTCTTCTGATCCAAGTGCTGCCTTGATTGTCATTTCCAATTGCTTAGGTGCTGAAAAATCCAAACGTGGCTTTGTGTAAGCAACCCCTGTTGCGGCTGCTGTTACTGACTTTGCGGCTT